TATGATGGTTAATTACCGCTAGCTTGAGATCGAAAAGTGTAGGTGTAGCGTTCTTCTTAGTCATGTCTAGTTCTCCTGTGATGTGGTGCGAGGACTATCCCCGCACGGCGACTTGAAGCACGGAGCAGAAACGCCCAGAGGCGCTTGCAGTTCGCAATATCCGAGGAACGAGTGTTGTTGCGAACTGTTTCTGCCCGATGCTCAACAAAGACGGGCAGGGGATAACCGCAGCCTCCACTCACAGGCGAACGCCAGACATGCCTAAGACAGGACGATGCGCCTTAAGCTTTTCGTTCTCAGGCTGGCGGTCTTTTAGTAGGCATCATTTTTAGAAGGTGGACCGCAATGAATACGCATAAGGATGGCCAGAGATCTTGCCGCCAGCTTTAGTTCTATTGGATGGTAGTCTGAGCCAGTAACTAAGGGCGGGCTTGTAGCCGAATCAGCAAGGCAGGGAGATGTTGCCATCGGCAAGTCACTCTATGCAAGATGGTGAGTTAGCGCTTCAAGTGCTCACGGAGTAGACTGTTTGCAGCGGGGTGACGCAAGGCTGGGCGCATCAACAGGAGTGTGCTTGCACGTCATATGCAAGGAGATGCCTATAAACTAGCGTGTCTTGGCGTCACCATCTAGGGCGCTTAGCGGTTGTGCTATTTATGGTGTCAACTGGAATAATCAGGTGTGACGTAGGGTAATTAGTATAGTTACGTTACGTCACTCTTGACAGCCACATAGGAAATAGTGTTAGCGTGGGGGGAGAGAGGGAGAGGGGGGCTAGTGAATGAGACATAAGCCCCAATGTATAAACAATCCTTCTTAACCATAGCTTACTGAGTTTAGCTAAACACAGACGACAGCAGTTAGCTAGATGTTAGTCGTCAGCTTAGAAGAAAGGATTGTAGTGTGGTTCCCGCTAAGAAGCTAACTGATAAACAGGCTGCGCTGGTGGATATAATGGTAGCAAAAGGATTGCCTCCAGCTAAAGCTGCCATCGAAGCTGGGTATGCTGAAGGCAAGGCTGGATACGTCTCAGCTTATAGAGCTTTGAAAACAGCCCATGTGCAGCAGTACATGATGCAGCGTATGAATGAAGAGTTTGGGATTAGCGCTACTCTAGCTGTTGGAACAGTGCGTAGGCTATCACAGAACGCTAAGTCTGAGTACGTTCAGCTAGAAGCGAGTAAGGATTTGTTGGATCGTGCTGGCTATAAACCTATCGATAGAAGTCAGGTACAAGTGGCTGGTGACATCAAGGTGACTATTGATCTAGGTTAATTCGTTGCAAGCTAGGCTGTAGCAGGGGGGGTAGGGGGAAAAGTTGCAGTGCTAGTTACTGTAATAGTCCACCACGAGCATTATTAGCCCTAAAGGTTTGTGCATTGTCAGTTATATTTTTTTTAGTGTAGGGGTATTTTATGAGTAGGTATGGGAAAGAGCCTGAGGCGCAGCCGCCTAGAGCGGATACGAGTGTTGCTAAGGCTGCATTGAAGAGTGTTGGATATGCGAAAAGAGCACAAGAGTAAGACTGGTGGATTGACTGCTGCGGGTCGTGCTTATTTCAAGCGGACTGAAGGCGCTAATTTAAAGCGTCAATTAAAGAGTGGTACGAATCCAAGGCGTGTTTCTTTTGCTGCTCGGTTTGCTGGTATGAAGGGCCCGATGAAGGATGAGAAGGGTCGCCCTACTCGGAAGGCTTTAGCTTTGAAGAAGTGGGGTTTTGGCAGTGTTGAGGCTGCTAGGAATTTTGCAAGGAGGCATAAGAAAAGCTGATGTGTTTTGGAAGAAGAAGTAGTAGAAGCGCTCAAAGTATTTACGAGGAGAAGAAGCCGGAAGAAGAGCCGTTGCCTTCTTTGAGTATGAAGCCTGTTGATCGCCCTGAGCAGGAGTTGGGGGATGTACCTCAGATGCGGAAGGGAATGCAGCGTAGGAGTTTATTAGGAATGGGGAGATACTGATGCCACAGGGTAAAGGAACTTATGGATCTAAGGTTGGGCGTCCTAAGAAGTCTTTATTGACTAGCGGTCAGAAGGCTTTGCCTGAGGATTTAAAGAAGCGGATTATGGCCGCTAAGATGAAGAAGAAAAAGAATGCCTAAAGGACAATCGCCCCGCGATAGAATGAATGCTCGTTATTCGTTGCTTTCTAAGCAATTAGAAACTATGCCCGAAGATTACTCTATGGTGACTAAGTTGCGCCGCAAGGTTAAGGAGTTTCTTGGTACTTCTGATGGGCAGATGGTTACTAGCCTGAAGCGAGAGAATCTTTTGAAGAAAGTTAAGAAGATGGAGAAGACATCTTCTGAGAGGTTCCGCAGTCAAAAGAATATAAGCGAGGAACAAGATGGCGGTTAATGAAGCTGGTAACTATACCAAGCCTAAAATGCGGAAGTCTTTGTTCAACAGAATAAAGGCTGCCAATGTTCAAGGTACTGCTGCTGGTAAGTGGTCAGCAAGAAAGGCGCAACTCTTAGCAAAGCGGTATAAGGCTGCTGGTGGTGGTTACAAGTGAGAGCACCACAGAAGTCATTACTTAACTGGGGCAAGCAGAAGTGGCGCACCAAGTCTGGCAAGAAGTCTAGTGAGACAGGCGAGCGTTATCTTCCTAGTAAGGCTATCGCTGCTCTTAGCTCTTCTGAATATGCAGCTACAACCGCAGCTAAACGAAAGGGTAAGGCAGCAGGTAAGCAGCATGTGGCTCAACCGAAAGCTATTGCCAAGAAAGTAAGGAAGTACAGAACATGAATGAAGTAACTCAAGTGTGGCGCTTTAAGCAGATGGCAAGTGCTGTCTTAAAGTCTGACAGCCTTAAAGATCAGATAGAAATGATTGAGGCCATGTATGAAGAGGCCAAGCCTTCTATTGGGCAGCCGCTTCAAGAGCTTTTAGAGAAAGACTTAGGCTAACATGGCTTGGTACACAGCAAACGATAATAAGATTTACACAGGGCCGACTCACACATTGGGCGGTACGACTTACTCTGGGGCTACTCGAACCCCTTCTTCGCGGCGACTTGTTGAAGGCCCAGACCCAAAGCCAAAAAAGAAGGCTGCTAAGAAGTGAGCTTTATAAACACGATTAAACAGGAAGACTTAAATCTTTTGCGCAATATTGTGCGCAAGGTGCATCTCGCTTACGTTGTAGAGAAGTTTGGTGAAAGCAGCCACTTGGTTAGTGATTCTGCTTGCGATAAGCTGATTGAAAGCATTGCGCCAGAAGTAGTGGAAGAGATGATCCGCTTTGGAGTCAACAAAGGTTATAGATGATTAACTTCAAGTACAAACCCGATGGCGATGTACTCAAAACCTTTATGAAAGATGATACCTTCTTTCGTGGCGTAAGAGGCCCAGTTGGTTCTGGTAAATCGGTTGGCTGCTGTGTTGAAGTATTTCGCCGCGCTATTCAGCAGAAGAAAAGCCCAGACGGAATACGAAAAAGCCGCTGGGCTATTATTCGTAATACCAACCCACAGCTTAGAACTACTACTATCAAGACTTGGCTAGACTGGTTTCCGGAATCAGACTGGGGCAAGTTTACTTGGTCAGTGCCATACACCCATAGGATTCAAAAGGGAGACATAGATCTTGAGGTTATATTTCTGGCGCTTGATCGCCCAGAGGATGTCAAAAAACTTCTTTCTTTGGAGCTTACTGGGATCTGGATCAATGAAGCGAGGGAAATTCCTAAGAGTATTATTGATGCCTGTACGATGCGTGTTGGCCGCTATCCTTCTATGCGTGACGGTGGTCCTTCTTGGACTGGCGTTATTGCCGATACAAACGCCCCTGAGGAAGATCACTGGTGGCCGATTATGTCTGGCGAGGTTCCAATCCCAGATCATATACCGCGTGAGCAAGCTAAGATGCTGGTTAAACCAGACAACTGGTCTTTCTATACCCAGCCCTCTGGCATGGTTGAGAGGAAAACAGAAGACGGAGAAATAGAAGACTATGATCCAAACCCAAAGGCTGAAAACACAAAAAACATGCTCAAGAGCTACTATCCAAACCTCATTCGAGGAAAGACTAAATCATGGATAGATGTTTATGTGATGAACCGATTGGGTCATATTCAAGACGGAAAGCCTGTATATCCAATGTTTGCATCCGAAGTTCACATAGCTCAAGAAGAAATACCCGTTGCTGCAAACATGCCAGTCTATGTTGGTGTGGATTTTGGTCTAACTCCTGCTGCGGTCTTTGGTCAAAAGGTAAGGGGGCGGTGGTTTCTACAGTCAGAAATTGTGGCGGTAGACATGGGCATCGTGCGTTTTGCCGAGGTTCTTAGAAATGAACTATCCACTAGGTTTGCTGCTGCCTCTGAGGTAATTATTTA